AATCCTCGTCGGGTGAACCTTCGTATTCATACCACCAGATAGGCTGTCGATCTCGAATGTCCCGATTGGAGAATCGAGCAGTTGAGATCTACGCTGGAAAACTCTGGGATCTACTGGCATTAAACTCTCTCAGTCCGCTTGTTCATGTCAGGCATGAAGGCCCAAGTGCTATCAGATCCTAGCCTATCTCTAAGGAACCCCTCAAGGAGAGTCTGATACCGCAACTCCTCTGCTTCTGCTTGAGCAAACTGACGAAGATTCCTGAGCAGGTCACTGAAAGCACCAATCACCAAGATATGCTCACAGTCGAGGAGCAGATCGTCCTCGTCGTCGTCCAAGTCGCTGATCCTCGTAGAGTGCGTAATGTGCAAGGAGACAGAGGTAGGGACCGGGTGAAGCCTGATAACAGCGTATCGGGCTACCTTCTCATCCCTTGACAGGCGGGCGTAAGTATCAGTGCCAAGGTCATTCGTCAAAGAAATCACACCTGAAGTGGGGGTGCTTTTACTGAAATGAAGGACCGTGCTAAAGGAATGATCCAAAGATACACCAATAGGCTTCTCAGACTCTACTAGAAGACCATTAGAATCGTAGCCTCGTACTCGGTAAGTACCAGATTCGGAGCCAGCATCAGATATAGCCTTGAGATTAGATGCCGTTAAAGGTTGCTTGAAGACACCTCGATTGCCCAGACGAGAGTAATACTGAGGGTTACCAGCACTCCCAATATCCTTGATATACCTCTCGGTAAGATCCTGGTCAGGCAGTGGCATGACTACTCGATTGTTGGTCCTGTCATAGACCTTGATGATCTTAGCAACGCTCTGAGGAAGGCCCACTGTCTCAGTGGTAGCAGTTACGGTAGTCTCCTGAAGTAACTCAGGCCAGTTGTAGAACTGCAGGATCTCCTTGTATCTCCTGTTTATGGCTTCCTTGACGACAGTTTCCTTATCCAAGTCTGTCCGGTTGGCGAAACGCAGAACCTCTCCGGCTATGTCTCCAAATGTCTTCATGCTATTTTGTCCTTTGTCGGAAGGTTGAAAGCTGCCTGAATGCTTTAATCCCTAAATGGCAGCAGTTCATAACGGCATACTCGCTAAACACTTCAACCGGAGTAGCCGCAAAATTAACTCCTGTTACCTCATAGGAACCAGTAACCGTTACTGTATTGCCCGCAAGGTTGAACCCGTATTCCCCAGCAATAGACACTTCATTGCCTGTTTGTATCCCGTAAGAACCAGTAGCACTTAACGGAGTCCCCTCCACTACTACTGCATACAAGCCTGTGGCGGAAGCCTCTCCAGATGTGCCTACAGAATAATCTCCTGGTGCAGTGGACGCTATCCCACTGGCCGATACTGCGTAGGAGCCTGTGGCTGTAGCGGCAGTTCCACTTTCAATGAATGCGTAGGAACCCGTTGCGGGAACTGGAGACCCCGTAGATATGACCGCATAAAACCCCGTAGCCGTGGCGGTTCCAGCCGCATCCACCACATAAGACCCGGTGGCCGCAGCAGTTCTTCCTGTTGTCAAAACCCTATAAGCACCCGTGGTCGCAACTGCTATGGCCGTACTTATAACGGCGTATGATCCCCCTGCCGAAGCAGCACCAGAGGAAATGTTAGACACATCATAAGAGCAATTAACTCGGGACTCTGTTCCTTCTATAATAACTGCATAAGAGCCTATGGATGTTGCCGGAAGGCCAGCGGTTGTTGAAGCGACATCGTAGGAACTTAATACCGCAACGACTGTACCTGCAGACACAACAGCGTATGAACCTGTAGCAGTGAGCGAGCCAGCGGTTGTTGAAGCGACATCGTAACTACCCGTTGCTATAACTGCGGGTCCAGTAGAGACAACTGCATAGTCACTTACAGCAGTTGCAATATCCCCTGTCGCCATGACTGCGTAAGTGCTTGTAGCCGTGGATACATTGCCGACACCTGTAACGGCATAGTTCCCTGTTGCGGTTACGGGAATAACTGCGGACACAACAGCGTATGATCCAGCAGCGGCTACTGGCAACCCGGTTGCTGCAACTGCATAAAAACCTGTTGCCGTTACAGAACCGCTGGTTGTCGAAAAGATATCGTAGGAACTTAATACAGCAACAGCCGTTGCCGGAGAAGTAACGGCGTAAGTGCTAGTTGCTGTAGATTCTGTCCCTACCGAAACAACTGCATACTCACTCGAAACTGCTACACCAGTGGGAGCATAGGCAACAGCATAAGAACCTGTGGCTGGAACCGCAGTTCCTGCGGAAACAACTGCATAAAAACCTGTTGCTGTTGCAGAACCAGCAGTTGTCGAAGAAACATCGTAGGAACTTGATACAGCAACGGCAACAGCCGTTGAAGTGACTGCATAAGCACCTGTCGAGGCTGTCACTGGCCCGACCGATGTCACCGCATAGTCACCCGTGGCGGCTGCCGGAAGGCCGCTGGTTGTTGACGACACATCGTAGGAACTTAATACGGCAACTGATGTTCCTGTAGAGGTGACGGCATAGGAACCTGTGGCCGTGGACACGGTGCCACTTGTTGTTGCTTCGACATCGTAGGAACTCAATAACGCAACTGATGTTCCTGTCGAGGTAACAGCGTAAGACCCGGTTGCTGTTGTCACCGTTCCTGTCGAAGTAACGGCGTAGGAACCTGTGGAGGTCTCTACCGTTCCTGTCGAGGCAACTGCATAAGCACCCGTGGCAGTTGTGGCTGTTCCCGCAGAAGTAACTGCGTAAGAGCCTGTTGCGGTTGCCAGAGACCCCGTAAGCAAGATCGCATAAGCACCCGTTGCGGGTACGGCTGTCCCTGCAGAAGTAACTGCGTAATCACCCGTGGCAGACACCGAGCCACTTGTTGTTACTTCGACATCATAGGAACTCAATAACGCAACTGATGTTCCTGTAGCAGTCACCGCATAGTCACTCGTGGCAGTCGTCGGGCTTCCAGTGGAAGTTACTGCATAGGAGCCAGTGGCAGTGACGGGGGTTCCTGCGGTGGTGCCACCAGACAACTCGGCAAAAAACATCGACATTGAAATGCCAGAGTTGGTGTCTGCTCCCGTATCCCAACCGTAGTAGGAAGAACCCGTGGATGTCCAGTTCCCATTGAAGGCAGAAAAAGACCCTGCCCCGCTATACTTCTTGAAAAACCATGTGAGTTGATGCTTGGAAGCGATAATCGACTGTCCACCAATGGTTGTCCCGCTGAGGTGCCAAGTAGCCGTCGAGTCAACGCTCGTCGATCCGGTGCCCACCGGGCTTGCTGTTGGATCTATCGCTGTCCCTCTTCTGATTGCACAGAAAAAGACATTCATAAACTCGTTGCCGACAGTCCCCAGTCTCCATGCACCAGAGAGTCCATTGTTGTCGCTGGGTTGTCGCCACTCATAATCTGCTTGGTCCGGCATAATAAACGATGAAGACCTGCAAGCATCTCTCATGTCAGTTTCAAGGGAAGTATCCGCTCCCCTGACCACGAAGCACTTGAGTTGCCTTGGAGCGTTGCCACCGCCGGAAGCAGACGCATCGGAATATAAAACGGTCTGAGCAGTACCTCCCGATCCTGCAAGTGCGTGACTACTGGTTATGGGCAAGACCCAGATCCCCATCGCCTGTCGCCCACCATTACTGGTCGCTCTCTGATAGCCAAAATCCAAGAAGTCGGCGGTGGCAGTCCCCCCGGCACTTGTCGTGTAACTAGCAACTTGACCAGTCACATGGATTGGATACCCGCCAGCATTACCCGGATCGAGACTATTGCCGTTTCTTTCTTCGGTATGCTGAAGCACTAGATAATCGCCAGCAACCAAGGCACCTGTTGCTCCAACTGAGTCGATTGTCAGGCTCAACGAAGCCGAAGTTGCTGCGGCCTGTAGGTTGCCTTGTAGATCCAGCACCTCAAGTGCCATCAGGTCACCGTCAGTTCTACTGTCAGCGTTCCTGGACTCTGGCATTTGGTCACATAGAAGGTGATCTGCTCACCTTGGGCTGCACTGTAACTGACGGACGGACTCACCCCATAAGTGCTTGCACAAGTGATGTCTGTTGCCAATAGATACGACGAAGCATAGGGGTCTGTCGATTTGTATGGGTGAGCCGCCGGTAGAGAGTTGGAAGCCCCTGACCCCCAGTATTTATGGGCTAGATATCCTTCGATCTTCTGCCTGATTTCAGTGGAGACTACACCCTCAAAGAAGATCAACTCAGAGATGGTACCGTTCAATCTCCGTAACTGCGGGGATCCGCCTCTATCTCTTCCGAGGACAGCCATCCCGTTGTAGGTCCAGCCTCCGGTCAAAGAGTTTATCGTGATAGACTGATCGGTATATAAAGCGGTGCCGTCAACCCACTCAGACAAAATGGATTTTGTACCGGTATCTTCCCCACACACCAATACTCTCATTTCGTCGTTGCCGAGGTCTGGGTCTTGATAGTTAAATTCATTCCCTGAGTCGTTCCTCACTCTGAGGTCTCCCCCTTTGTGGCCCCAGGTCGAGTTCCAGGCAGTGTCCCCGATGTCGTATGTGCCAATTATTGGAGAATTGTTAGACGATGTGTAATCTCCGATCACTGCAAACACAGAGAAAGCCGCATCGTAAGGAAGAGAGTAGGTTCCTAAGTAGCCAGTGAGGTACTGCGTTCCGTCGAAGTCGATGCCTTCGTTTGAGCCGGGACCAGTTACCGTCTTGTAAAGAGGCTCATCCCCTGAAGATGTCTGCCTGAAAACTGCCTGATCTTTATCCCACGACCTCCATACACTAACGGCATCTCCATCAGAGGCACCGGCAGGGGAGCCAACATCCTCGGCCCTGAAGTGCCAGAGCATTTCCCCATTGTCGTCGTAATCAGAATCATCCATGAGGGGGGCATTCGGTGTACTCATCTTCAGGTTGAAGGCAGCAGTACCCGAAGAAATCTTGGCTCGGACTCCAGTGATGGTCTTGCCGGAACCACGCCAAAGAGCTGTTGATCCAACGGCACCATGACTCGTCAAACCGGGATGGCAGTTTTCAAAGGTGTACTCATAAACAGCCATTTCACCGCCCATCTTTCTCTTCTATAGCACTGGTTGTGAAAGATAGATCCCCGGAGAGATCGGAGGTGTAAAATCCCTCCGGGGATTGGCAAAGAAGATATCAAAATCAGTTCAGGGTGAGTGTGAGGTTCCCCAGACTGATTTTTGCTTGGTCTCCATTTCCGACAGTGACACTGCTGATCGCAGTGTGGAACAAGATTGTTCCAGCAGTCGTGTTCACTGTCCCAGTGTTACAAATTGCGATGTGGGTGATTGCCCCCCAGCTAGCAGTGGCAGTTGTCCAGGTGATGTCAGCATTAGAGGTCGCAACCCTCAGTGCTGGATTCACCGTGAATGCTCCCGCCAGTGCTTGCCTGGTGTATGCACTGGCGGTGGTGGTTACCTCATTTGCTGGGGTGCCGTCAGACCCTGGATCTCCAGTAAAGAGACCGATGTACAAGGCTCCCGCTCCTGTAACAGCATTCCCCTCGATCAGATAATCAAGGACATCACCAGCACCCGTGACAGTGAAATCAGTCATTGATCACCTCCTATGTGAGAACATTCTGGATGGCGTACTGCCAGTAAGCAGTGCCGACATTCCGAGAAACCTTGACCCCGTACTGATGCATATCAGAGTTGAACTCGAGGTCAGATCCTTCAGCCAGTGCAGTGATCTGTGGAGCAGTCTCCTCCTGCAAGATGAATGACTTGCTCGGGGAGTCTGCACGGAACAGATAAAAGGTCACAGCATTTGTGAGCCTGGGATTCACCACAAAACTCACATTGTATCCAGCCAGGTTCACTAGGGTATTCGTCCTGGAGGAACTGCCATCAACGATCACGGAGTCAGTCAATGCTGCTGCTGTAACAGAGAACAGAGCTGCTGGAACCATACAAACAAAGTTCCGAGCCTCTGTGTTCATTGGCTCACCCTGATCATCTTTGAATCCAAGAGCCTGTTGGATAGCTGCGATGACCGCAGATTCCATCTCAGCTGCTGTGGGAGTAGATCCAGCCATCGCTGGAACCAGAGCATTGTCCTGGGTTCCGCTGTCACCCTCAGTGTGACCAGTTCCGAAGAATGCAGTTCCATCGTAAGCATTCCCAGGAGTGACGATGAGATCAGTGAGAAGTTTGGTCCAGTGCTGCGATGCTCTGACTGCCAACTCCGAGATTCTCAGCTGGATCTGGTCGGTTTTGTCTCGACGAATCTCCTCGACAAGCACCTGCAAGGTACTCTCAAAACGCTTGTTTTGGATGGTGATTCCGTTGGTGCGGAATCCTTTGGCATTTCGACCACCCAGCCATTCTGTGAGTGGTGCGGTCATTCCGAGCCATTTGTATTCTTCGCTGGATTGATTGCTGGCGACACTCATCGCAATCGCATCCACCCATCCTGGAGGAGAAGTTTCCTCCAGAGCTGTGGCCAGTCGTCCGATGATCGCTCTCGATCCGAGGGGAGCTGCTCCACCTGTAAAGTCTGCCATCTTGATTTCCCTTTCAGTTCAAGAGGTTAACGGTTGCTGACTGCATCCGCTGAGAAGTAAACCTGGCAAGTGGTGCCAGTGACATGACGCAAGACCTTGCCGATTGGCAGGTTGTCGGTCGAAGTCAGAGTGAAAGTTCCATCGTCTGTTGCGTAGACCGCTACGCCAACAGAAGCAGCTGAGGCACCAACCGCATCGATGGTCACCACTCCCTGGGAAACAACTCGAACCTTCTCACCACCAGAAGCAGTGGAGACAATACCCCGTAAGGCAAATCCACCAAATCCAGAGGTGCCGGTTCCGTCATAGGGTTGAGCCAACCCTGAAGCCAACTCAATGCATGAGCCTTCATAGGTGGTCGTACTCGCAACCGCTGTGATGTCATTGATGACAGGCTCAATCCCTGCCTCATAGGTCCGTGCAGTGTCTGCTGCAAGTGCCATCAGATTCTCCCATCAGAGGGTTTGATCGATCCCCCAGAGATTCCTTTTTTGTAATTGATGTAGAACTTGGACTCTCCAAATTCTCCCTGGATGTTCTTGTCATTCTGGAACTCTGCAAGCCAACGATCCTCATCATTCATCGGAGTCTCTTCGACCTCGACTTCCATCCCAGCTGGTGCCGGAGATTCAGTGATGATGGTGGAGAGTCGATCTTCCATCCTGGACTTGACATCAGAAAGCAATGCTCCCTGTGCCTCTTCCAAACTGACTCCACTCTCGATGAGGTTCTTTGCCAGTTCATCTTGCCCGGTACATTTGGCACTCAGGATCTGGCTGATCCTTCCCCGCTCCTTCTCAACAGCAAGCTCTACATCGCTCTTTGTTGGGATTGCTTCTTCCGTGATCTCTGGTTCGAGATCTACTGGCTCGAGATTGTCGGACATCTGGTCCTCCTTGATGGTTGAAACTGTGTAGACCGAAGCCTCCACAGTTGATGTCTCATTTGAAAGAGACACCGCATGTGTATTCTCATCTGCCCCAAGAGCTGTGAATGTCACTTCTCTGAGCCAGGATTTCCGGAATATATGCCCTGGACCGTCCAGGGTGTTTCCGTTTACTTCTGCTGTTTTGCCTTCTGGCACTTTTTCGATGCTATCTGGTGGGATGTAGATCGAGGCTTGCCAGGGGAATCCTTCACGAGCCATCGCCAGAACTTCTCTGCCGTCCTCAGTGGTCTCAGTGAAGAACCCTTCTGCAACTAATCCCTCAGGGGTCTTCTCAATCTTGTCTGTGAATCCAACCACCCTGCCTGGATCGTGATCTCTTAGTGCCGGTTTTCGTTGCCGACCTATGCGGATTCCATCCATATCGATTGCGAAATTCTGCCAGAATGCGTGTTTCTCAATCACCCCTCCTGAGTTGGCTACCATCCGGAATCTTGGCTTGTCTCCTTCTGGCTCTGCCATTTCAAACCGGAACATATCCCCACCATCGCTCAACCGCAGTGCTTCAGTGGGGATGGTAATCTCTTCTTGCTTCATGGAGTCTCCTCAACTGTTGGGATGCCGAATTCCGCTTCCATTTCCTGAATCTTCCTCTTCTCGATGGCTCTCTGTTCCAGCAGGTCAGACCAATCCCTTCCCTGACTAGCTGCCTCCTCTGCCAGCGTTGAAACTCCCAAATTGATGGCAGCCTCGCTTGCCTGGGCCTCTTTCAAGGGGTCCACCCATGCCCACCCTGGAGGAATCCATCTGGTCTTGGTCAACTCCATCCTGGATTGATCGAAATCCACAAACGGAATCTCACCCTTTAGCCATGCTTCCTCGATGAGCATTTCATAGATTGGTTGGCAAAATCTCGAGCAGAGGTACTGCTGATGCCGTTTGAACATCCTTCTGGATTCCAGAAGAGCTGCCCTGGCACTGGAGTAGTTGGTTTTGGAAAAATCATTTGTAACCAACTCGAGGGGGAGACCCAGAGAAGCACCGATGGCTCTCAGGTGCCGCTCGACAAATGGATCAAATGTGTTCCCCACATTGGTTGGATTTCCGAATTGGACAGTCTCACCAGGGGAGAGGTACTCAACCATCCCCGGTTCAATCTCATTGATCCGCTGGCCAGATCGAGTGGCATCCGCTCTCTGGAGTGCCGCTGAGTACGGATCGTCCTTCTGAATAAACATACTGAAACAACAGCTCACTCGCTCTTTTATCAGACTGGCTTCAAGAAAGCTGGACAGATCCCGGAAGGTTGCCAGTGCTGGACTGAGCATCGGTTCTCCCCGAGTTTGTCCAGGTCTCCTTCTGTTCATCAGATGGATGATATTCGGTCTCCCATTTGGAGCCTTGGATGAATATCTCCTCCACTTTCTCTTGCTGCTTCTCTCGTAGATTCCATCGCCTGGGTGACTGACCCTGATCCAATATGCGATGGGTTGTCCACGCTTCCCCAGCTCGATACCACTCCTGAGGTTGGTTCTTCCGTTTGGATGATCGATGTTGTTCTTGCTCTCACATCGATCAGCTTCGATCACTTCCAACGCCAACCCGTAAGGTCTCCCAGGATCCTGCACCATCGTTGGAATGATGAATACTTCACCATTGGTGAGCATCTGTTTTTGGATCAGAGCCTGAATCCCATAGAAGTCTTCCTGGTCAGTAGCATCGGCAAAGGCTACCCACTTGGACCAAACCTTCTCACAGGCTGATCTGACCTCTTCTGCTTGATCTCTCGTAAGCCCTAGACCTTCAGCATTGGCTAGGCTCTGAGGCTTGATCCCATTCCCGATGACATTATCAACAAAGGACTGGGAGATGCTCGCAGCATGAGGATCATTCCGGATCAGGTCTCTGGATCGTTCTCTCAGGGTGTCTAACTCTGGGAGCAGATCTGCATCTGCACTGCCTGGTGAGACGCTCCAATTGCTTCTGGGTCGATTGCTCGATGCTCCCTTGTATGAGGAGAATCGGTCTGAAGAGCTGACCGCATCCCTTGCAAGTCTTCTCCTCAATGCTCTCAGTGGTGAGAAGACCCCGATGGTGTTGTCGACCAGGTTGGAGATGGTAGATGAGAGATTCATAGTCCAGAACTCATATCAGTAGAGACTCCAGCTCCTGGGGAATCGAAATCCACATAGTTCCTGGAACCACCACCACCAGCTGCCTTCTGCTTCAGGAGATCTTTTCGCAGTTCGATCAGCTCAGAGAGTTTGTACCTGGCAACAGATCTGCCATTGATCTCATATTCTCGAACCGCTCCACCTGTGATGATGGAGTCGATAGCATCGTCCAGTTGTTGGATTCTGGTCTCAATTGCTGTTGCCATGTACAGAGATGACTCTCTTCCCTGGAGGTTTTACAGGCAAAGGTCATCAGTTTGGACTTTCAGCCTCGATGGATCTGAACTTCAGTTCACAGTCCCTGCACTGGTGATATCTCAGCCTCCCCTTTTTCCCGTAGGCTCGCTGGTTCCCAGAGTGGCATTCTGGACATCTGACCGGCAAGAAATGCACTGTGGGTCTGTAGTCATCTCCTCGAGCATTACTTCCACTGATCCAGCTCATTTCAACCACCCCCCTTCCCTCTTGTTTGATCTCGATTCCCCTGTCACCCAGCTTCCCCCTTGTGCCCTGGACCGATGCTGCCTGTCTGATATCACTGGAGATGTTGGATCGTGAACTGGAGAAGGCTCCTGGATCTCCTCCTTTAGTGTGTAGACCGCAATCATGTCTGCTGCTGCCATGGCGTAGACCTCGCAATCCAACCAGTGGTTTGGGCCTCCACCTGGCTTGGGAACCCATGCAGACTTGCTCAGGCCCGTCTTCCTGTCCCTCTTCAGCACCTTATGCTCTGAGGTTACCTGCCTCAGATACTCTTCATGAGGATCCCTGTGAATCCTCCAGGCTCCTGGTTGCTCATCAGAGGTATTCTGGAGCCTGACCAGCTTATCCTTGAAGTGGGATGTATCGACATGCCAGAGCCTGATCGACCCCTTAAACGGAGTCCCTGAGAAGTCCCTGTCAATCTTGACTGCTCGTATTGGAACCCCGCTGATGGTTGCTTGACCCTTGATCGGTCTTGCGAGTTCCATCCACTCCCTGCAAGTGGTGTAGACCTCATCTGTCCTGTATCCAGAGTCAATGCAGGTCAGTCTGATCCTGTGCTTGGTCCCATCTTCTCCTGGGAAGGTGTTCTGGAAGAGGTGCCGCACGAGACCCTCCCAGGATTCAATCCTTCCAGCCTCGACCAACCAGCTCCGCTCCCCGATCCCCCAGGCTCTGATGGAGTAGTAGAAGACATCCTGCTGGACATCCACTCCAGCTGTGAGAACCACTGCCCCCTTGGGAACTGTTCCTCGATCATAGGATGCAGCTCTGGCAGCAATCGCCTCTGGACTGATCTTCTCAGCGACATCCTCCCAGATGTGACCAAGCCAACCATTCACAAACCCGAGGAGAGCTGGAACATTATCCTTGGCTGCAAGGAACTTGGCTGCAACCTCTGAGAAGGTCAGCCAGGGAGAGTACAGAGCATTGAGCCTGAACCCTCGATGGGTTGTCGATTTCACACCCTGGACAGTTCCATCCGCTTCAACCTGCAAACCTTCTGGAACCCACACCCCTTGCTTGAGCATTCTTGGTTTGTCCTGGTCGGTAATCTCAGCCTCGCAGTGGATGCATTCATAATGTGCAAGCCTGTGATCTTTGATCCTCACAGGATCCCGCTCATCCTCTGGCCACTTGATCGACCTGAACTCCATGACCTGAAACTGGAGACACTTTGGGCAAGGGACATGGTAGAGACTTCGATCCGACTTCTGGTACTCGCTCCAGATATATCCTTCTCGATCTGTTGGAGTGCTGCACAAAATGATTTTCCGGTTGTGGAATGTTCGAGTTCTCTCCACTGCCAGGGTGATGGGGTCAGCTTCTCTCCCTGAAAATGCTGGATACTTATCGACCTCATCGCAGAACAAATACCGGATGGGTCTCGACGCTAGATCCGCTGGAGAGCTGGCACCGGCAAAGTAGAGCATCGAACCTGCGAACCTGATTTCCTTTTTCTTGTTGTCTGTTTTCCGCTCGCTCAAATGTCTTGCCAACCTGGGTGAAGACTCGAGCATCGGTCTCACTCTGCGAGTGGACATCGAGACTGTATCTTCTTCTCTTGGCATGACCATCAGGATTGGTCCAGGGTCTTGATCGATTGCGTACCCAAGACAGTTGAGGATGGTTTCTGTTTTGCCCACCTGGGTAGAGCTGCAAATCGTGATCTGTTCCACCATAGGATCTGAAAACGAATTCATGATCCCTGCCAGGTATGGAGTTCTATCCGTGGTCCATTTCCCACTCTCTGCTGATGTCAGATTCGACAATAGGCGATGCTTGTCGCTCCACTCTGAGACTGTGAGATCTTCTGGTGGTGCCCAGGCAATTCGTTCTCGCTCTGTCCATTGGACTGTGATGCTTGCTGTGACCCTTCCAGAGTTCCCCTTTTTTTGGCGTACCCGCAGAATACCCGAATAGTGCCCGAATTCACACAGCAAACAGGGGTGCAGAAACCCGGTGAATAGGTAGACTAATGGTTCCGGTTGCGGTATCTTTATTGGTGTTGGACATGGGGTCTGACAGAACTGGAGGAAACATGAAGGACAGAATCGAAAAGCAAACAGAAGAGGATCAGGAAATGGATGAGTACACCCAGCATGAGGTGATCTCTGAGATGAGTGAAGAGGAGAAGGTCGAGAATGACATCGCTGGTTGGGGTGATACACCTGAGACAACCGACACTCATCTTGTATGGGTCTTCAATGAGAACTGTTTGATGTCCGGCAAGCCTTGGATGACCAACCTGAAAACCAGCGACTCATGCCCCATGTTCGTTCTCAATGAATGGCGATTCTCTCCGGAGCAGTTGGGAGACCTTGAAGACACCTTCAAAGATATCTTTGGAGACGATTTTCCTGCTGGAGATGTCCACTACTTGACTGGAACCAGAGAAGAACTGGAAGCCAAGATCTATGGAGAAGGAGAACAGGCATGAACAACAGCAAGATCTGTGGAGATTCATTCCAAGAGACTGGAGCGAATTTCTATGACTCCTTTTCCTTGGCTAAAGTCCTCAGAAGAGCCAATCCAAGTGGGTACAAATTCCCCGGAAGTTGGGGAGAGAGGGGAGAAGATTTCCCTCCTCTTAGTTGTCCCCCACCGGAAGTCCTCTCCTTGGATTGGTCCAAGGTGGATGGCTTCCTCGATTATGGATATGCATGGCTCGACTCTGACACTGACCGCATCACCGCACCGGACCCCCACAGGGACCACCGGGAGATGCTCAGGAATGCCAATGCTGATGAAGTGATGAAGGTGCTTGTTGCTCACCTGGTGGAGTCTGTCAGGCAAGAATCCAAGAACAGAGCAGACCCTGAACTGGATGAGATCACCCATATCCATGAATGGCAATCAGAGTCAATTGAGAGAACAAAGAACTGGATTATAGCACTCTGCAATGGTGCAGAATTCCCGAAAGCAAAGAGGAAGTGATGGGCCTGTTTGGATTCCTCAAAGATCTCATCCTCTTCCTCTGGTATGGGGAGGATGACGACCTGGACCTTGACTGGATCCCTGAGTCTCAGGAGGAGGCTGAGATTCAGGAGGAGATGAGTGCTGACTGGACAGAAAGACAACTCAAGAAAGGGAGGAAAGTGCAATGAGCAGATCAGATTGGTCAAAGGCAAAGAAACGCAAGAAGAAAGGGAAGAAGAACAATTCTCCCAAGGACAGTGCTGCACAACTGACCGCTGACATCGAACAAGATTTCCCGTATGAATCGGACAACATCGACAATAGCCATCACCGTGATCTAGACACGGACATCTAAACAGAGAGAGAGGTACATCATGACGATCTTTTACTGGTTCCTGTTGAGACCTATAGCGGGACATTGTGGGGCATCTGAGTCCCACCTCTTCTGTCCCTTGCAGATGCGAGACCACACTGATTGGTTGAAGAAGAATCGAGGTGTGGTGATCGAGCCGGAGATCTGGAAAGATCTGGCGGAAGGCCAATCGACGGAAGCGATTCCCTACGGTGGAGGACACGAAGTAGTAATTACCCGGAAAATCCAGGTCAAGAGAGAAGTCACAATCTTAAGGACAGGAACGACCGTTGGAGGTGAGGAGAGAGCCACACAGGTGGAGGTCTACTGCGGGGCGTGCGGTGACCAATTCTATGCCAATGGTGGAGATGAAGGATTCTCCGATGCGGACATCCGAGCCCTTGCTGCCAACGAGCAGGGGTTGTGTCGCTGCTAAGTAAGATAGGAGGAGGGGGCACACTTGGCAAGAAACACCGGGAGGAGATGAGGAGATGCACGGAATCCTTCCAACTCTCGAATATGTTTGCTGGTGATAATTAAAGGTGGGGGGAGGGGAACTGGAGACCCCTCCCCCCCTGCTCAAATGGAAGGAGATCAAATCCTACAATGCAAACGATTGGAGCAACAGTGGAATTCATTTCAACACCGGAAGCAGCAGCACTCCTCAGCCTGACCGACAGAAGGGTCACCCAGCTGTGTAAGAATGGAACCTTTGGAACCAAGATCGGGGGGAGGTGGTTGATCACCAGGAACCAGGTCAAGAAGTATCAGAAGAAGAGGAAGGCTCCTGGTCGTCCTCCAAAGAAGTAGCAGACCCCTCCTCAGGCAACCCGGTTCTTCCCTGAAATGCATCGACCATTTCGAGGAGGAATCGGGTTCCATATTGCCCCCTCGCACAATTCCATGCCCAGATCACCACCCTGCAATTGTAGGGGGTGTACCCTTGTGAGAGATCATGCCGATCAATCGATGGAGCCAGTTTGTTCCTGCCTCCCGACATGACCAGATCAAATGCCATCCCGGTTTCTTGACAGACTCCAGATCTCAGCCTGTCCATTACCCATCGCTTGGTGAGGGTGAATGGGATCTCCTTCTCTCTCGCTCTCCTCTTGGCACTTCGCAACAACTCCACAGATCGACCTGAGATGGTTGCAAGTCTCTTCCTCCTGGTGGAGTCCTGAGATTGTCTCTTCCTCCCATGCTTGGCATATCGCTTCCTCTGCCTGTCCAGGATCTCCGCTCTGTTGCTCTCGTAGTATTCTGCATAGACAACTGAGATGCAGGATCTGCATCTCGTTTCTCTCCGGTTTGGGCCTTTCCTGCGGTACTGCTCAACATCTTTTATCTCTCCACATGATGAGCATTTCTTTGAACCCTCGCATCCGTCTGTGCTATTCATCACCCTTCTGGGGGGTCTGGAAGACCATGGCTTCTCTGTCAAACTGCCAACCCGCTGGAACTTCCAGGGTATCTGCTATCCCCTGCACATAGGCATTGAGAGCCTGGGACTGCCTGTCCACCTCGACGATCCTTGCCGCTATACCATCTGCAAGATGGCTCGGAAGAGGGATACTCTCGCTCATTCTCGCTCCAATTCTTTTTCTATGGGTTCCGAGAGTCTGGCCCTGACAGAGGAGAATTTGTGGACCAAATCCCCCGGAACCGGTGCCAGTTTATTCCATCGTCACTGTTTGGTCAAATCCGGCGATCAACCAGGTGATCAACAGCCAACCCAGACCACAAGCTGCTGAGATGCAGAGAAGTTCAATCAATCGATCCAGGATGCTGTTTACCAATCTCTGGAGTTTACCCTTTCCCAATTTGCCTCCTCCAGTTCATCTCTGTGCAGTCTCTCCAGTCAGGGTCTCCCACCGCTCGACGATCACATCGCAGTATCTGGGATCGATCTCCATGCCGTAGCACTTCCGCCCCAGGTTGTCGGCGGCGATCAGCGTTGTGCCGCTGCCGAGGAAGGGGTCGTAGACCAGCCATCCACGCTTGCTCGAGTTCTTGATGCACCGCTCGATCAGTGGAATGGGTTTCATGGTCGGATGTTCTTTGCTCGCTGATGGCCTTGGGCATTCCCATACTGTTGTCTGGGTTCTGTCGTCGATAAAGTAATGCCCAGCACCTGGCTTCCAACCGTAGATGATCGATTCGTGTTGATAGTGGTAATCTGCTCGTCCTAACACCATCCGATCCTTCACCCATGCGATTTGATGTTTAGGTGCAAGCCCTGCGATATCGATGCCAGTCCAAAATCTAGAATACGGCTCCCCAGGAGGTGCGAAGATGTAATACGCCGATCCAGGGGTGAGTGGTGCGATTGCCATCGAACTATTGATGATCAATTCGGTTTCATCCAATGTGAGGTTGTCATTTTGAACAATCAACCCATCTGGTCTTTTCGTGAATTCATCCCCTCGATAGGCGATCCCATATGGCGGATCCGTCACCATCAACTGGGCCACCTCCCCACCCATCAACCGCTCGACATCTTCCGCCTTTGTGGAGTCGCCGCAGAGTAGGCGATGGCGAGACCTGACCTGGAGGCTACCCATCGCAGCACTCCTCCCCGACTCTGGCTGGATCGTAATCCTGCCGCTTGCCACACGCATCACACTCGAGGTATGCCCCGAAGAGAATCAGATCGCCAGGCTTCGTGATCGGCTCCACTGGTGGCTCCGGGATTGGGCCTTCTTCTTCTGGTTCTTGATCTCTTGGGATGTCAGAGAATAAATCTTCAAGATCATCGTCATCAAATCCGACATCCTCTATCGTGAACCCTGAATCCTCATGAAGAGAATCAACCAGCTTCTTCAATGCCGGTGTATCCCACTCTGCTAGTTCAGCTGTTCTGTTATCTGCGATGGCATAAGCTGTGGCAGTCACATCGTCATCATCAATGATCAGTGCTGCAATACGAGTCCACCCCAGAGACCTGGCAGCTTCCCATCTCGCATTCCCTGCCCTGATCACCATGTTGGACTTCTGGACAACCACAGCAGCTCTCTGGCCAAATCGATTCAGGCTCCTCTTAACAGCATCCAGGTTCTTGGTCCCGTGCAATCTGGCATTTGCTGGGTCAGGATTCAGAGAATCCAAATCAACTGCTAGATGCCGCAACCCTTCCATGATGTGGGTGTCTGACATTAGAAGGGAACCTCCTCACTGGGCACTGGACTGGATTCCGCAGATCTTCCGCCAGCTGGTGTATCGCCCTGGTCACCCTTTGACATGAAATGAACCCGATCCGCAACAATGCTCAACTTCGACCTGGGATTCCCTTCCTTGTCTTGCCACTTGTCGAACTTCAATCGACCCTCCACAACCACTCCTCGACCTTTGGAGAGGTACTCATTGCAGACCTCACCCTGCCGACCCCAGACCGTGATATCTGTGAAACAGGTTTCCTCCTGGGACTCATCCTCACCCTTCCTGGTGAATCTCCTATTTGTGGCCAGTCCGAAACCGCAAACAGCAACACCTGAACTGATATTCTTCAGCTCTGGATCCCTGGTCAAGTTTCCCGCAATGATCACTTTATTCAACTCCATGAGGATACTTCCAATCTATTCTGAGATGGTCTGTCAGATAACCCTGAGCAGTTCTTCCATCATCGTCCTCCGGTAAGTTCACGAAAATTCGACCCAACCATCTCCCGTACTTCCCACTCTTCTGAGTGGTGATGAAGAATGGTCCAGGATGCATATCAAACCAAACTTGTGCCTTTGACTTGTATCGCAGTCCTTCCTTCTTGGTCTTCCCCCTTGGTTCAGGTGCATTGAAATCTGCAAGCCTGACAGTCAGATCAATCTGGATCTTGAATCCCAGATCCACTCGCAGGACAACTGTATCCCCATCGATCACCCTGATCAGAATGCATCTGTAGGTGTAGTCTGGTTGGAACATCGATCCCTCTCCTTTCTCAAAGATCCTCCCCCCCCCTGAATGATCAGCTCACTGGGGAACCCTCATTGCCAGGGGGGAGAGGTTGGGTGAAGTCCCACCCTCAACCAAACCCACTCAAATTACGCCGCACCCATCAAGTGGTGCAGGAACATCCTGCATGGTTGTTTTTTCATTGAATCAATGCCAACCCGATGAAGATCACCAGCTCAATTCCCAGGAGGATCCACAGCAGCTGGACCACTCTCCGGAACATCTCCTCCAGTTGTTGCAGCTCGCTCTTTTTCTTCTTCAAGGGCCTCCATCAGATCTGCAACTGCTGGATGCGATGGGTGAACTGTCTTCCACCCTTCTGACCTGTGGAGGAATAATATCTCAACAATCCGACCCTCCAACCTTTTGATTCTGTACTCGACTTCCCAGATGATGGGATATTTCTCGTTCATTTCTTTTTCCTTCTCTTTTGGCAACTCTCAACTTTCCTGATCTCCAGAACCACTCCAGTTGGAATGCAATTGCAGTTCCCCCAGGTATCTGGGTCATCTGTTGACCAGGTTCCAGCTATCGTGATGTGATGTCTAGTTTTGCTCACCACCCTCCCCACTGAAGTCATCTCCAGTGGTTTCATCTCCTTGACTTCTTCTCTCGAGATCCAGGCTGAATCATGCCCGATGATATCTTGCCACCTCAGGATGACGATATCTCCAACCCTGATCAGGTCTTTGGTATCTCCCTGCTGTAATCTTGGCATATTCTCCTGGCTTCCTTCCCGATCTCATTCTCTATCTCTCTGGCATTCATGCCCAGGAGCCTGGGAGCTAGTCTCCTGCCCAAGCTCAGAAGATTCTGCTTCACCTCCCTGGCTCGATCTGCAAATGTCTCCTCAACATCTCGCCGGTTAATCAGATCTTTTTGGAGCTGCCGCACTGTCAGGATCTCTCTGATTGCTCTGGCCTTACGATACTCATTTGACCAATTTTTCTCTTCCTCGAAATCCTGATCATCTGTGGCAGGGGAGATGTCAGAAATCACCCCACCCCTGGCCAGCTCAACTTCCTCGCTTTTGATCCTCTGCTGGTTGTCCTCCTTGATCTCCATCTGAGGTCTACGCTTGGCCATCCTCTCCTTCTTCTTGGTCTTGACCCAGATCCTCACCTCACCCGGATCAAACCTGCCATCGCTCCCCCTGAGATCCTCGAGTCCTGTCTGCTTCCATTTGTATACACAGGACTTGGAGACCCCTAGAAATGTGGCCAGCTCCATGAAGGTCTTTGGGTAATCGGATCTATCCAGGGTCATGGTCATCCCGAATTCCTGCGAGTCTGCACCAGCTGACAACTCGCCTCGATGCTGCCTGGGGAATCAACCGGCACCTGGCAGGATGCTCTACCCCATATGAGTCCACAAATCGGAATTGTGTACGAAATTCGCTTTTTCATCGGTAGGTGCCGCTAACCCCTTGGGGGGGTGCCCCAGAGGGACCCGCTGCAGCCTCACTCCTCCTGATCCTGTACAGGAGCCCGAAGACCCCTCCTGCCGACCCTAGGAACTCACCCACCCTCAGTGGTCCAGCCGAATCAGCGTCGACTGGCGAGGCTCCTGTGGCCTCTGGTGGACAGCAGTCAGGGAAGATACCAAACTCTGACCGATCCAGGGGGGGTGGCCCGATGTCCTCGACCATCTGCTGATAGGATGACTTGGCACTCTCGATCTCCAGTGAGTCCCCGCTGTGCAGTGCGTCCTGGCACAGAGCGTAGACATCGAACCATCTTTGTAGCTGGCTCATTGGTCTCCCTCCCCGTCCTCCTGCTCAGGGATCTCGAGGTGGTTGTCACCATTGACGATCACATCCACCGAAGCTGCAACCTTGACAGATCCTGCCGAGGGTGCAGCCTTGTGCAGTTCTTCTGCAATGCTGGGCGTGACCAGGTTGGTTGGCTTCAGCAGTCCCTTAGCCCTGGCCGATGCCAGTGCTATCTGTCTCAGAGTCTTCAGGTCTGTCAGGTCTGTGACCTCAGACTCGAGCATCACATACAGCAGAGAGGTTGACTCGATCAGTGCTGCCTCTGCCTTCATCTTGGCTCTGTTTAAACTATCCGCATCCATTTAGCATTCCTCCAATGTCTTGAGTGTGTTTCGTGCTTGCTTGTATCTCCGACGCCATGCCAGGTACAGAAACTCCTTGGTGATGATCTGTGCCTGTTGCCGGTCTCCTGCTATCGATATCGGTAGACCCTTCCCCATCCACCCGAGCAGACTATTCCTTACCGCATTGGGTGAGATCCTCGATCTCCACTGCCCCATTTCGATCTGTGACCAACTCCCCTCCACCACCAATAGGCGTGACTGAATCCCCATGAGCCTGAGGATCTGTCTCTCGAACCGCTCTCTATCTGTCCCGCAACACGAGACCAGATCTGCCAGAGACTTCCTCTCCACTGCTACCTCATTGGGGAAGTCTGCCAGCTGGTAGTCCCCCACATCACATTTTCCAACTTCACTCCTCAACGGATCCAAGGAGAATGGAAGTTGCTCCCTGGAATCTACAACTACTTTGCACCACTCAAGGGGTGCTTTACTTGGCAAGGATGATCTTAACAAATCTCCCCAAATTCATCAGGACAGTAGGCGAAATCTACTGTCCAGGCTTTAAGTCTTACCCCCGCTGGACTTTAGCAAGAACACTGGACAGTAGGACAGTAGATTCCTAATTACCCTATACTTTCATCATCTTTCTATTTGCTCTTCCTCTTTAGACATCTACTGTCCTACTGTCCAAGATGAGTAGTAAGAACAATAGATGTAAAGACTTACCCCCTGGACAGTAGACAATTTCTACTGTCCATTTAGGGTCGGTCTACTGTCCATTTGTCTCAACTTTCACCGGCACTGAGAAGAATGGATTTCGTTCTGCCTGGTTCACCAGGTCAAGAAATCCATCGATCTTCCTTTTGATCTCATCTATCTCGTATTCAATCTCAACCATTGTCATGTCTCCGATAGGTTTACTCATTTCCCCTGCCTCGCTTTTTCTTCCTCGATTGCACATCTGATGACCATCCTGGCCCACCTCTCGAGCAGCTCAGGAGTCGCTTCAGATCCTGGGAGCCGGTGAGATATCACGACCAGATCTTCCTTGGAGAATCTTGGGCTGATCACGACTTGACCACGCTCCTCGAGGAGTTTCCTTCTGCGAGCCTGGTATCCATCTCTCAAATGATCTCGCAACCGTTTTGCTTCTGCTCGCTGTTGCTCAGTGGTTGGGATTCGGACTACATACCGTGACCTCTTTGTAGCCTTCTTCTTTGCAGTCTTCTTCTTTGTAGCCTTCTTCAACTTGGTCCTTTCGGTTCACCAGGCGTGTACTCCTTCTGGTATTCAGCAGTTGTATCCAGTGCCTCCCTGAGGATCTTCTTTGACCACTCGATCAACTCTGGAGCAGTGGCCAAGCCAGTGGCCTCCAATCCCTTGAGATCCTTCTTGATCGTCCTCAGCTCTTCCTTGGTGAGGTTTGGCCAGATCCTTCTCATCGCTTCCTCCTTCTAGAATGGGTACTCAGGCATCTCTGTTTTGGTTTGGATTCCCTGTCGCACTCGGATTCCACCTGTCTTGGATGCTGGATATCCCCTCCTGCCAAGATCCTTGCTGAACCGTGCAGAGTTCATCTGCTTGATGAATCTGCCATGCCCCTCTGTGTCTGCCCACTTGACAAAACTTTCCCAGAGTTCCTTGACCGGTGTTGACCCGGATCCAACAGAACACTGCTCATCGATCCAGCCACCGATGACATCCTCACTGGCTCGATAGTCTGAGGTCAGCTCCTCCACCGCAGGACATGATCCGAGACCATCCTTGAAGTATG